AAAGGGTGTTGTGGTAAAAGGGCTTGAGGTCAAAGGAATGGATAACGGCATCCATGTCCTTTTCGGTCAGTCCAACCATTAAACTTTTCTGCATAGTCTGTTCCTCCTTTTACTTTAGATTAACACAATGCCTTTCAGTTCGGCCAAAACAACGTCGCCCAGGGCAACGCATTTGGCTTTAACAGCCTGGCCGATGGTCACGGCGTTGGCCGGTCGGTTCTGCAACTGGTCAACATCGTAACTTTCGCCGAGGAGGGCTTTGGGGGTGTACTTGAACGCGCCAGCGGATGCGCCGGTGGTGTTGCCCTGCATAATCACGGCTCCAGCGGTGAGGGCAACGCCCAGGGTGGTGCCAATGGTTATATCGTCGAGGGTAGCATCACCGCTGTTGGTGGCAATGCCGGTGATGGCATAGCACTTGCCGCCTTTCACGGCAAACACATTGTCGCTAACTTTGAAGTTGTGGCCTTTCTTCACCGTGAGGGTGGTGTCCGTGTTCGTCGCATTGGCGGCAAGCTGGGCGGTCTTTACAACGTGATAAAGTCCGTTGCTGTCGGCACCAATGGGCGTAGTCTCCGCAACATGGTTCTGCGTGAGGTCAGCGGTGGCCACGTTCACGCCGTTGGGAATGTCAGCCAACTTGTGCGTGAATGCGCGTATAACGCGCTTTTCGGTTTTTCTCTGAATGTTAAGTGCCATTGTTGATTAATTTTTGAATGGGTCTTTGCCGCCCAGGTCATTGCCATTCTGTTCGGTCTTGGTCTTGACGTAGCTTTCAACTGCGTTGGAAACGCCGTCTTTGTTGGTGCCGCCCAAAAGGGGCTTTTCACCTCGGAGGGAACGGTCGGCCATGTCCTGCATAAATGCGGCATGGTTGTTTTTGGTCAGCTCGGCGAAAGCGTCGAAATCGGCATCGTCTTTGAAAGTGCGCCCCTCAAATCCGGCCAAAACGGTTTTCTTGTACGTTTCGGGGGTGTCCTTTCCAAACAGTGCTTCAATCTTTTCACGCCGTGCTTTGGCGATGTCGGTAGCCTGCATTGTTGCCACGGTCGATTGCAAGCCTTGTGTGGCTTTGGTGACGGCTTCCTCAATCATCTTTTGAATGTCCTGGGCTGATACGTTCTGCACCTGCTGTGTCTGCTGCTGTGTCTGCTGCTGTGTCTGCTGCTGTGTCTGCTGCTGTGTCTGCTGCTGTTGCTGCTGGCCTTTCTCGGTGAGGTCGTACTTTTCGCGGATGTTGTTCTCGCGCGTCTGCGCTGCCGCGCTGTTTTCCGCATCTGCAACCCTGCGCCATTCTTTGATGTAGTCGGCCACTTGGTCGGCGGTAATCTTACCTACAACGGCGGTGGCTTCGTCTTCGGTCGTAACGGTCAGCGAAAGCGAATTTGCCAACTGCTGCAACCCGTCTTTTCTCGCGCCTGGAAATTTGGCTTCCAGTAACTCCAAAAGTTTTTTCTTCATGTGGTTTCTTTGTTAAAATTCATTGCAAAAGTACGCATTATTTTAATACGTTGTATAGTAATACGGGGGTGAGTTATTGAAAAGTTATTGAAATTTTATTTGCTAAGTAAATCCGTGCGACACACAATATTATGGTTTTGAGCGTGTTGTTATTTGCCGGTAATTTGCTTTTTTTCTCCACCATATCAAAAAAGTTTCGTACTTTTGCAGTCGCAAATAGTCATATTATGGTATATAATTTCTATAAAGAAAAGTCAACTAACAGAGTGTATTGGGTTGATAACCCAAACATCAAGGGGGAATTTTTGTTTTCCTTTGACCGGCACACTGTGTTCAATCTATTTGCCGACTACCCTCATAAACTCACCCAGGAACAAAAGGAAATCTTCGACAAAGAAAATCCGTATTGGGCTGAATTTTTCAAGGATAGAACTACTTAATTGTTCCGCTGCTTCCCTTTCGTTGTGCCGTCTCTGCGGTGTTAATGTAGCCTAACAGTTTTCTAAATCCGTAGTCCTTTTTTAGCAATTCTATATCAATAAGAACCTCGGACATTTCAAACTTATGCCCGTATGTGGAATGTGAGCGTTTCGCTCCAAACCTATACTTCAACACATCGTTGTTTAGCGGCTTCCAGCCATTTGCCCGTGAAGACTGCAATTCAAGGTATTCAAAAACACCGCCGTTCTTTCTAACAATGGCTGCATGGCTTCCACAAGTAAAATAATACTCCTTGCCCTCAACTACATTTGTTAATAGTGTAGCGGCGTTCTTATAGTCGTTGAAGTCTCTATTAACTATGCCACCAACCTTTTCTGCAATAGCTCTAATATTAACATTTAGGGCAAATGTTTTTCTTGACATACCGTCTCTAAAATCCAATACATCATAACCGGCTTTATTTCCAGCGTATGCAAAAGCAAGTGATGAACACGACCCATGTGTCAAATCACCGCCGCCCAGTCTCGTTATTATTTCTTCCGTCTTTGGCGTTTCCTTTAACTTTGCAACATCAAGATAGGCAACACCATTCTTTTTTGCAATCTCAACAACCTCATTTAATGGTGAGGCGTTTTCCATGTCGATTATTTGCTGTGGTGTTAGTGTGGGCGTGGTAACTGTTCCAGTCGCCGTTACCGCTGTAATGGTTGCAGGTAAGTTTATGTTGTCAGTAATCCACATTGGCAAAATACCGCCGCCATTTCTCGCCGCATTTATTCTGTCCTGGTTCGCTGCCAACCAATCATTATATTGCTTGGGCAATGGCACATTGGCGGCACGCTGGTTAATCTTGGCAACGGCTGTGGCTTCCTTACCGGCTCGTTTTGCCTCTCGGTCTGCCTTGCGTGCTTCCAGCAATTCGCGGAACTCCTTTTTGCTGACCATTATCGGTATCATTAGGCAACGGCATTGTGGGTGCCAACCAACCCACTTGAATGTTTTAGGGTACACCCCTGCCAGTTTGTCGCAAATGTCTGTCAGCGGCACCGGCACGCGCTTTCCCTTGACCATTTTCATTGTGGTATGGTTGCCGCTCAACCGTATTTCATACGCCTTTATTAAGGGGTTGTTTTGGTAACTCTCCCATTCCGCTTGCCTATATGCCTGGGTCATTTCGGTGCGTGCCATGCGGAGGGCGTTCTTGTAGCTGCTACGGTAAACGCCTTGCCCTGGATGGTAGTCTTTGGCTGCTTCGCTGCGTTCAAGTCTGCCGGTGGTCGGGTTGTACACGCTCTTTTCGTATCGGTACGGCTCTTTCAAATAGCCCCTAATCGATTGTGCAATCTCGCTGGGGCTTTTGCCCTCTTTCATGCCGTTTTGCACAATGATTTCAATCTCCTTTTTGGCGTTCTGCTGCCAAATCTGTGCGCTGGCTTGAATGCCGCCCCGTCGGGCGTTAATGTGCGCCGCTGCACTCTGCCCGTGCGCCCTGCGTTGGTCGGTGGCTGCATCACAAATGGCTGTAACCTCTGCCGTCTGTGCCTTGCCTCTCACGCCCAATGCCTTTATAACATCACCCGTTACGTTGCGTTCACCCTGGCGGTAACATGAACCAATGCCGTTTGCAATCAGCGTTTCGACCTTTTGGGTCATTTGGTGCAACATCTTATCAAGTTTGGCCGCTGCCTGGCGGTTGTCATTCCATGTGAACGTGCCGCCCGACTCAATGGCCTTGCGCACATCGGCAATGTCAATGGCTGCTTTGTAGGTGTCGCCGTACACCTTAACAAGCTGCTTTTCCAGCTTTGCCAAATACTTGATAATATCTTGTTGCTGCTTATAGTCCATGTGCTGCTTTCACTTCTGCAATGTAACCTTTGAAAATGTTGCCCAATTCCTTTGCGCTGCCGGTCAACACGTCGTAACCGTTTGCCTCAACTGCGGCTGCATATTCGGCACCGCACACAACCACTGCGACAATGCCCTCACTGAAACGCCCTGCAATCTCGTTGGCGAGGTTGCGCCCTGCCGCCTGGCCTTGCGCTGCGCCCTGCCCTGCGTTTCCGCTTTCCGTACCCTCAAAATTCTCTTCAACGAGGGTGCCGTTGTTGTATATGGCAAAACCAATGCTGCCGCGCTGGTAGCCGGTATCATCAATATAGTTAGGCTGGTGTGGCTTGCCTCTCATTTCGGCTGGCGGCTGTGGCAATGAACGTGCCGCAATAACGGTATCACGGCACGCCATTTCCAATGCACTAACAATATCTTCAATGACGGATTCCACGTCCTCGGTGGCTTTCCGTATCATTTCATCGATACTGAAATTGGCTACTATGTTTACGGCATCACTCATTTACTCGGTCGGTTCCTGGTTGAAGAGGTCGGCCATGCCGCTTGTGGCGTTTTCCTCTTCCTCAATCTGTTCAATTTCCTTGTCAACGTCCTCTGCCCAACC